TTCTTGAGATCTTGCTCAAGCTCTACACTCCATTTTGCTCCCAGGCGCCTTGTTCCAGCTTCAACAGCTGTTTTCTCGAAAGAAACTTCCATTTGAGGAATGTTACTCGTGAGTTCAAAGTCCGCTAGAAGTTTTGCGACACCGTCATCTCCGTCTCCGAATTCGAATTCTTGGTGACCGGACAATCCAGCAGAGCTGGTTCCGGTGAAACGAGTGTCTAGGTAATTGTAGCCAACTTCTCTTCCGTCGGCGGCTGCGCGGACTGGATCTGCATCACATGTGCTATCACTATCAGAACATGCACGATCACCACCAAGGGCGTCGGCTTCATATTTGTAGCGAAGAGCAAATGCGAGACCAACAGGACCGCTCATGGGCTGAACACCAACGATTTCGTTTGTGATCAACTCAGGAAACGTACGACGAATCATCGGAATGAGGATCTTAGGAAGACGAGTGTCGCCTTGCGCGTAAGTATCTGAGGCACGGGGGATGTTTGTGGTGGCAGTACCAATGGTTCCGCCTCCGAAAACTCCGCCTTGTCCAGCCACGTTCGCTTCTTGCAAGCACCATGCTTCTTGGTTTTCCAAGAGGATGGCGGTGTTTAGACGATCGTGATCATTCTCGATAGCTGCTACATTATCAGAAGTGTAGTCCAACACGGGGTTCCATTTTTCCAAGAGTGCGCTTGCGCGATCTCGGTCGATGTATGCGGGTGTGGGTTTAACTGACATAGTTTGTTTTCTCCTTGTTTGCTTTGACTCAGGTTATAAAAACCTCAACATATAAAAAATTTATCAGGTGCGTTTGAGCTCCTCCATGTAATTTGTTAACAATGGATTGTCAGGTGTTTGCTCAATCGATTCTTCAATCACTGGAGTTTGTTGCTCTGGCTCGCTTTTGGTTTGTTCGGCGATCACCTGTTTGGTTGGGCGATCAACCTTGCTCTTGCTTTGCTCAGCTTCTTGTTTATAAGCTGCCAACCTGTCTTGCTCTGTTTTCTCCAATAGGTTGAGTGTGTAATCGAAATTTTCTTCAATGAACTTAGGTGTCTTGTTACCAAGCACTTTGTACATATACTTTCTCTTGTTAGAAGGTAGATCTTGTGTTTTTCTCTCCAGTAACAAATCCGACTTGGCTTTCATGAGCTCTTGTTGCATCTGTGCTTTTTGCTCGTTCAATTGCGCCAATTCTGTTCCTAGTGTGTCGATCTTGTTCTTACCATCTTTAACAGCTCCGCGGATCGATTTTTGTGACAACGCATTGTCAACAGCTAAAGCTTCTCTCAGTTGTGATAACATCTTCACAGCTGATGTGTTTCTCATGGCTTTCCGGATGTCCTCTTGTGGTATGGCACGCTCGATATACAACTCGAGATAATTGCTAACATTGTTCACAAGCTCTTCTTTGAATGATCCAGCGTCTTCGTTGAGTGTGCTGTTAAATTTTTTCGCGGCAGCTGCTAGTTTAGAGGCATGATCACGATTGATTGACTCAACCAGGTGTCTTAACTTCTGCGTGTGGTCTGCGTCAATCGCTTCTAGCAGTTTTTCTAGCTTCTCGGCATGATCTTCGTCTTGCTCAGCTAGGGCTTTCTCGACATGTAGAGCGACTCTCTCCTCGACAGACTCTTCGAACACAGACTCTATCTCGGACAGAACATCTTCCGTCAAGATGCCTTCTGTCGCTTCTTTTAATACGGTGGTAATTGTGGGTTTATCGCTCATTGTTTAAAAATACTTTTTTGTTTTGCTTGCATCATGTACGCAGCCATCTTGCTTTGCACAGTCGCTTCTAAATATTTATCCGCGGCGGCATAATTTTTCTCATTTATACATTGTATAAATTTTTTAATGTTATTTTTTTCTCTTGTGATACGCTTACTTTTCATGACTCTATCAATATTTATTCTTAACACCTGTCAAGAACTTTAAAACTTGTTCCTTTAAATATACTTCCACATCATTTTTGGGTAGTGTTGATATGTTTTTCTCAAAATTATCATACAATTCACAAAATGTACCATCCGCGTTGCATACATATTTCTTGCTCTCAAGTATGCCGTTTACAAACGCTTTTGGATAGCTTGGATCCGCAACACAATCGATCGCGATCAATCTCATGTCACGTACAACATTGAATCCTTCGTTGCTCTCTTCGAGTTGACCTAATGATCTACTAGACACACCTAATGAACAACCATCATTAATAAGAGACTCGACTATCATACCAGCTGGCGTGGATAACACTTTAGCCTCACCCATCACAACATTACCCTCGAAATTCAGCCTGGTCACGAGGTGACACGCTTTGTCCAGACTCACATCCGCTGATGTAGGGTGGTTCAGCTCTCCGAATGCTCGTTTCTTACTAATACATTCTTCATTGTATCGCCGGACTTCACGCTGCATTTCTTCTAACGGATACTGACGTTGGTTGCGATTGGTCTCGTTGCACACCATGAAAGGTCCTTTGATGTACATGCTTTTTTTCTTGGTTGCGCTCTCTTCTTGTATCAAATACTCAAAATCATCACAATTGGTTTCCTCCACAAGTAAATTGAATGGTGTGCTCATATTAAAATTATTTATTATGATTTGAGCATATTCTACTTATTTGTTACCAAATAAATGCTTCTCGGTGATTATTTGAAATTTATAACCGTGTTTATCACACCATTTTTGCGCGGCAGACCATTTGGCTTGATTGCGTACATACTCTATATTTTCATACAACACGGTGCTTTGTTTTTTGTTCCCGTGTGTTGTGGGTCTTCGTGTTTGTTTGCTCGGTTTGATTTCTATTAAGTATTTTACAAGACTGTTACCCTCTTTTATGACCACACGATTATCTACCATGTATCGATGTGCTTTTTGATCAATAGGGTTTATATACGGTATGATAACTGACTCACTAGACCACTCAACAACTCTAGGGTTGTTATCACACCATCGGAAGAATTTCAATTCCCAGCTGCTCAAATAGCGCGGGTTTTTCGCTCCTTTGTATTTACCACCAGCTGTTGGCTTGTACACACCTTGTTTGTATTTTGAGTATTTTGTTTTTTTCACTACCCAACAAAGAACATTGGAGGATTGGCATCACCAATACCAGGTGCACCTTCATACAGCTGTGTCTCAAGAGTTTGTTTCTCTTGCATGCCTTCTGATAACAGCTCACCATAATTCAACTGACCACCACCAAATAAAGCTGTACCGGCATACTTACCACGGACCCTGGCTATCGTTATTTTGGTCAATGCTAGAGCATATTGATACACCCATATCTCTCTGACTAGGTCACGTAAAGGCTTCTCAACATACGCACCGACAATACCGTAGAAGTGTGCGCTGTTATCGTTAGATGGTTCCGGTGTTAAGAAAAGCCTTTGTAGCCTTTCATCAAATTTAAAATAGTGTTGTTGAGATAGTAGCTTGCTCCTGGTGTCAAGCCAGTTTTTTAATGTGTACCAGCTGACAAGATCGAAACCGTATTTCCCGAGTGCGTAACTAAAATATGTTTGCTGAGCCAGTGTTTGCTCGATGGTGAACAATGTATTAATACCACTGGTGCTGCCTTGCTCAAATGAAAACACATCGATCACTTTTCTGTTGGCTTCTAGGTCGTGGTCATGCCCTCCGGAGACAGAACCGGTTGTTGCATCATTACCGACACCAGAGGGTGTCATGGTGTATGTTTCTCGCATCTCTGGTGTTTTCGAGAACAAAGCATCTATTGGTAACCCTCTGCCTTTCTCATACAAGGTGCTGTTGAACACCAAAAATTCTTCTGTATAACCAGCATACTTGGTGAACATCTCGATTGAAATAGAAATATTGTCCATCACCTGATTTTGATGTGCTTCAATATTCACTTGAGGATAACCAAGTGTCATGGCTATTCTTTCCGCAAGTTTTGCGAAAGATGTTACGCGATTGTTTAAATTTGTACTATAAAAATAACTTTCTGGTAACGCTGGAATTGAATTTGAGATGTGGCCCATGAAAGTATTTATTCATACTACGCGGGAGGAGCGGCATCCGGAGGTGGCGCCGCAGCGGGTGCCGGGCCACCGAAATCAGGTGGTGCTTCTATACCACCGGCGTCCATTGGAGGTAATCCCATACC